GGAAGGCCGTCCGACCTTCGATCCGTAAGTTCCTTTCCCATAAGGTGCCATGATATTATTCCTTTCGATTAAGCGGCCATCGATGTACCTGGTACATTGCCGGGGGCTGTCCCCAGTTGGCCAATTAAAGCGTTTCTTTGTTGAGCTTGCTGTTGCTCGAGTTGTCCTGCGTAAATCTGAAGTCGTTTTGCAAAGTTTTCGTCTTCCTGCATTCGTCTTTGGATATCTTCGGCCGGAATCTCTTCTGTGCCGGTAAGATATTGCTGGAGGACTTGCATCCGCAGTTGCGAGTTTGCTCCCTGTGGGGCGTTGACAACTTGGCCTGAATAGATTTTGGCGAGATCGGCGGATGTTTCTTTGATTTCTTTATCAGTTGCCTCCTGTGCTGGCATGATTAATTGCGATGCTAGGTTAGGATCAATCGCTTCCAATACCTTGCGAAGATAAACATCGTAACGAGCAGTTCCCTGGCGATCATACTGAGCCATCAACTTACCAACCGTATCGAGCTTTTCGATCACCTTGGATTCATCCTGGTTCATTGAGTTCCAGCTAATATTAAAATCATACAACTCAGCAGTTTCGTCCAAAATTAACTGTGCTCCCTGCTCATTATTCGTAACCCGAAACCATATCATCGGTCCGCTGTAAGTCCGATCCAAGCACCATACCCGCTTCAAAACTTCCTTCCATCCACTGAGCCAGCAGTTAACCAAATGCTGTTTTATCACATTGGCTTCCACCGCATCGTCAGGTCCAGTCGCCCGTCCTGTTACACGATCACATAACTGGCGGATTTGCATCTCCACCTGTGTCGATGCAGGTGAATATTTCGGGGTTTCCATCCATCCGACTTCATCCCTACGGCGAACAGGAATCTGTGCTCCTGGTCCGATCCTTTCAGGACGGCGACCCAGGCTGTAAAGAAAGGGAGGCATCGTTGTCATCGATGCGGCATCGCGCCGTGCGTCCATCTCTGTTTTAGCCGCAATCTGATAACTCTTCAGCAGTTCAGGGTATCCGCGAGAGTCCAGTAAACGATGGTTTAAATGCTCTCTCGTGATACATACAAATGGATATCTGCCTTCATCATACCCAACCGGCTCATGGAATCCTGCTTCATCCATTTCGTCCGTCCAGCAGGTCTTGGTAACCACAGGGACATCATCCTCGTCCAACTCCTTGCGATAGGTAGTAACTACCCGAATCAATCCCTCGTAGTGCTGACTGCCATAGCTAGTGCCATAATCATAATGCATGGCCGAGTCGCTGTATCTCTCCTCGTAAAAGTCTTTCGCCTTCTCAATCGCTTCATCGATCCACGCTTCATCCCATCCCTCATTTACCTTCTGCTTCAACGCTTCAGGGGAATAGTAATGAATACAGTGAATGCTCCTGGCGGATTCCAAATCGATTACATTGCTGTCCACGATCAATTCACGCCCTAACTCATAAGCCTTAACTGCCGGACGATTTACGACCACTTTTTCGGTCGGAATTTCGGTCTCACCATTCTTCCGTAACTCATTAAGCATCTTCTTGACCCTACGCTTTTTGAGCTTCGGAAACATAGGATAGAACATTTCCTCGACTCCCTCCTTCATCTCGGGATCTTCTATCGCCATTGCCAGTTCAGGCGACTGCTGGGCAATCTGCTCGAGGCTGATCGGTTCAAACTTCCTCGCCTTCTCCTGCTTCCAAAAAGTACCGAAAAAGGTCACCCCGTTCTGTAATAAATAATTCGCTCCTATCGATGACTCCCTCATCAGTTCATCCATCGTTCCCATCCGCCAGCGAAGAAACTCCGTCACCAACTTGGCCGATGCCACATCCCCACTCTCCACGGGAGCCGCCACCAGGTTAGCCTTGGTCAACGCCTGTGTCAGCGTGGCCACATCGCCATCGATTAATGGATTGATCACATTCGGATCAAGGTCGGAGGCTCCATCGAATGGGAATGCTTCAGGTCCACTCTTCTTCCCGTCACCTGTCTTGCCTGCCCACTCATTATAACGAACCTCGCGAGCATCTTCTGCCCGGTCCATCCATGTCGATAAATTCGCTTTTGCCCGCTCAAACTCAAACTTGAGTTCATCCACATCAGGCTTGTCTTCAAAAATCTGTACTTCGTTATCCATAATTTCTCCTTTAGGATTCTACCATTTTATTTCGTAAATTTATCAGGGCATTTTGCTCAATCCGATGGAGCGTCATGACCGAGACCCCTACAAAATCCGCTATCTCCTCAAGCGTGAAACTGCCAGGCTCCCGCTCATCCTCCATCGCATCCAATGCCTCCTCCACAACCATCTCCCGAAGCATCAGATCGATCCTCCGTTGCATCTGATGCTCAGTCTCATGCTTTGCGATACAGATCATCCTCCCCCTCGACTTTTCTCACCAGCACCATGCTCTTAGGCGGATGGTTATCATTTGGCCTCTTAATGCACCTTCCGATCCCCTCCTTGTGCTCAAAGTATATCAGCATCATCCGAACATTCGGGACCATCTTCAATACCCTCGCCTCCTCAATCTCCACAGTCTTCTTTACCTCCTCGAGCGGGATCACCGGCTTGCTGTCCTCCTTATATATCCTCTGGGCAGTCGATCTCGAACACCTCGCCACTTCCGCCACCTTCGGCCAACTCATGCCCGCATTTCTCGCCATCACGATCTGTTGCCTGACTGCCTTAGATATCTGTACACTTTTCTTACCCATCAATAACTCCCTCCTCCTGTTGCCACCATTTCCTCCTCGTCAAAGTATTCAAAATTGCCCACTGCGAAGTACCTGGCATTATCCACAAAGTCCTTACTCGGACATTTCAACCCGGCACTCGGCTGATATGCCTGCATACAACTAATCAGATTCTGACACTCATCGCTAAACATCAGCCTGGGCTTATTATCCAAATCCATCGGCTCACTCCGATCCCATGCCAGCAGATTATTGATTGCCTGCAATCCCGTCTCGATGTCCAACGCCTCCGCCGGCTGTACGATGATATCTTCATCCGATAAATCATCTATTATGTTGGAACTTCCCTCCGACTTCTGATAACTCGCCGATCCCAACCTCGGGTCGATTATCCGTGTAACCATATTATCCCCGCAGATCGATTCCATCCGCCGGATCTCCTCCGCATAATCCTTTAACCCAAATCCATTAGGCTGGGCCGCCTCGCCGGCACTCAGCTTATCCTTTGTCAGGTCAATCCATCCTCCCCAAGTATCAAAATCAGGAAACTCCTTGACCGCCCAGGCTACCCCATGTGCATCGATAGCAAATAATACCATCGTCCAGGGCTTTGCCCCCGCCGGGTCAATCGATAATACCCAGTTCGCATCCGTAAAATCAGGGAGTTTTTCCGATTGGACAAAGTTCTTGTCCGTCAGATTAGGGAATATTGCCCTGGACTGCCTCACAGGCACTCCATACGCCCGACAAAGGATCGTTTCCCTCTTTTCCCCCTCCAGTTGATTCTTCATCGCCGCCCATCCGCCAAAGGGGTTGGCCGCTGTATGAAAATACACCACGGAAGACGCTTTGCGGATGGGCTGCTGGACCAGGGGAACCTCCTCCCCATCCAAAAGATCCGCCTTTGCCGATTCCACTGTCTTCGCTCCCGTCAGCATCGATTTAACTACGCTGTTCCATCCATCCACGGCGGTGAAACTGATAATTCCGGTTGCCGGTCGAACGACTCCATCATATTCACTCGCATGGGAGCGTGTGACACATCTAAATCTTAATGTTTCAACCCAGGGCATAGGTATAAGTTCATCTGCCCAAAATCCTATATTATGCGTCCCGTTGACCGGAGGTCGCGGACAGCCGATTTCACCACCCTCAATCGTAGAAATGTCCTGACTCCAGTTCCTAAAGATACATTGGCTGGCATTAGGGAGTGTAAATTTGGACGCTGTGAACCCATTACGAAGGCTGTACATCACATATCCAACCTTCCCCCTGCCTAGCGTCTTTAACTCTTTAGGTAATGCATTGTATACCAAAGCCTGCTGAAATTGGATCGAATTGGCCGATGTTTCAGTAAGACACCAAATAATAGTACCTGGGTTCTCTACGAGGCATTTGACT